AAATTATGCGTCTGTTCTTTAAGCACCACGCCGAAATACATGGCCAAAGCGAAACGGAACGAATACTTAAGCAATTTATGACTCACCGGTACGCCGAGGGTGACAGTGCTTTGACCATGAAACTATGGAACAGGCATGATGCTAACGCTTCGTTTGACAGTGGAATGGCCGGTACCGAAACCGCGCGCGAGCGAGAGATTCATAATTCAATTATCAACCCGTCTAAAGTGTCTGAAGTCCGCAATATTCGTGACGTAGCAGCCAAGGCTCTTCACCGCTTGATGATGCCCAAAACGTACCGCGAATTTTTTGGCGGGGTTATGGAAGGTGTTGACCGCAACATACTTAACATGACTGATGACGAACGCAGCAGAATGCTGGACCATTTCATCAGCACGATTGTTCGATACAACGGGCACTTGCCTGGTGCGGTTCACAGCGTAAGTGGAACAGTGTTTAACGACAACACCATTGACCACGCCGCATCTCGCATGACAGTTGGGATTGACGCCGCCGGTGGTTTAACTATGCACGAAGGATACGTTGGTCACAAATGGGAGCAAATTAATCCGACAGCACCTAACTACATAACCGCGCTAAACGAAAATCTACATCGTATTATTTACGACGACCTACTAAAACCGGCTGGCAAAGCGTTACACGACAGCATCTACGAAGAAGCAGTTAAAACCATCATGACCAAAACGGGGACAACCCCTGATGAGGTTGAACGAGAACTGCTTAAAATGACCAGCCAAGAAATATTAAACATTGGCGCACTGAAATTTAGAACAGTAGAGCAAGTTCAAAAACTTCAAAAGACTATTGAACAAGCAGCGTACGAAAAAATTATGTCTATTCCCGAATCGGAACGTGCCGTGTGGGAACGGTCAACCGGTCGAATCAAGCCTGAAGCGGCCAATGGAACGCTGGTGCGAAACACTGCGGAAGAAGAATGGGCAGCCGTTATTGCCTACCACGTTATTCACAGTGTCAGTGGAACGGGTCGTTACGGTCGTGAGTTCCACGGCATTTTGGTTGACGCTTTGAACAGCGAAGTTTTGCCTACTGAAGCAGACTTGGCAGCCGAGGCTAGAAAATGGGTTAAAAAAGGCATTGCCCCTTCTCACATTCCAGCACAAACATTTACTGAAAAAGACCCGTTCAAAGCGGCCAGTTGGATGGACATGTTCAAAGCAATAAGTGAAACCGCGCACGAACATGTTCTTGGTCCGATAGTTAATCGATTGGTTCGCGAGCACACGTTCCTGTACGAGCAACACCTTGAGATGGAAAAGTTTGAACCGTTGATTGAATCAGGTGTCATAAGCCGTGAAAACGCCGAAATGATGGCGGACAAGAACGCGCTTATGAACATGATTAAATATGTTCACAATCCCAAAGACAAGTCTTTGTTTGAAGCAAACATGCGTGTCTTTGCCCCGTTCTACTTTGCCCAGAATCAGGCGTGGCGTCGTGCTTTGCGCGTGCTTCGCGAAGACCCAGGTGCTTTTGAAAAGTACATGAAACTTTGTTTGGGTATTACTGACTACGTTGGACGCAATACAGTAGGAGGTACTCCTTCAGTAATCATTCCCGGAATGACGTTTGTTGGCAACCTTGGTGCGATTGGTGCTACTAACCCAGCACTCGGTTCGCTGGCTCAAAGCCCGTTTAACGACATGATGTTTGGTCTGTCTGCTGACCCCGGCTCGGTTTCGTCAATCGTTCCTACCGGCTCAGAAACTGGTTGGTCAGGATTCCTGGGATTACTTCGTCCGTCATGGGGACCCGCTGTTACTATCCCCATAAAATGGACTGACCGTTTGTTGGGTATTTCACACACAGCAACGGGAGCCAAATGGATTGACGCAATGCTTGGGCCCGTTTCATCGAATTCGTCAACTTGGAATGATTTAATTCCTAGCGTTGGTGGCCGTAATTTTATTACTTTGGGCATTGCTTTGATGGGAACAATTCCTGGCGCAGCAGCCTACACTCACGCACTTGACAGTTCCGAAAACTACGCAATGAACAATGCGCTTGACAACCTTATGAGTAGCCGTATCAAGGCTGTTCTTGACAACACGGATTTCTCCGGCATTAATGCGTGGACTGGAAGAAAGTGGACGCAGGACGAAATTATTGCGTACGCCCGTGGTCAGGCAGAATCATGGATTACCCAAAAATTCCAAGACCCTAAATACTACCAAGCGTTCTTAGACAGGGCACACGCCGCTGCCATCATGATGGCTTTTGTAAAATCTGTATTGTCTATTGCTAGTCCGGTAGCGGTTTCGTTGCAAGAATCGTTTAGCAAAACTACTGAGTTCCAAAAGATTTTAAATTCAGTTGACCCAAACACTGGACAAAAGTACACGTTCGAAAACGCGGCTCTTAAGTTTGCTAATGACTACCCAGACCACTTGCTTGACCTAACGGCTCACAGTGCAAGTCCGTACACGCCGTATCCTGAAACCGTTTCGGCTGTTGGTTTGTTGACAAACCACCGTGACTTAGTTGAAAAGTACCCCAACGCTATGGCGTACATGATTGACCGTAATACGGCTTATTCGCCAGCGGCTTATCAATTGGAACTTTCACTTGATTTGCGTAGGCGAGAAACACCCGAACAATATTTCAACAGCCTGATGGTAGCGATGGGTAATGATTATTACTACAACACGCTACTTGTCTCTCCCCAGTTCGGTGGAACCGGTGATGCCGCAGGCCAAAACATTTCCTACACCCAGTACAAGGCGTTACAAGATGCTGCCAAACAGTACGGCCGTAACGACAACCCAATTTGGTACTCCAACTTTGTTGGTCAAGGTAAGAAGGCTACTGAAGTTCAAGCCTTTAAAGAAATGAAGGAATTGCTGGCCAATAAGTCACAGGCATTGGAAGTTATGGACGTGACAACGTACAACAACTTTGTTTACCTGATGGGACAGTACGAACAGACGGTTAACCAAGTCAACGCCTTTAAGGCAGCAGGCGAATCAGGTGTTGCCTCGATGGTTGAAAACAATTGGTACAACAACATTACGCAAGCCGCCCTGGAACCAGGAGCGAGCAAGGTTGCGTACTTTATGACTGGGGTCCTCCGCGGCCTCCCGACTAAGAATTAGGTAGAACATGCCAGACGCAAAACCACAAACAACAGAAGCGGCTCCTAGCCCGGAGAATATGTTCTCCGAGTTTAAGAACCTGGCTTCCAAGTATCTAGTCCCCATGGCCGATTCGACAATCAAGGACATTGTTGGGACCGGAGAAGCGGCGGCCAACAAACTAGCGTCGTTTGAGGATTACTTAAAGACAACGGCTAAGGGCTTGTTTCCTGCTCTGGGACCCCAGATTGAGTCTGGCATTCCCACCGCACACTTACTTGACCCGTTCCGTCAAGTGGCAAAGCAAATGCTGGGCGAAGACTACGAGCCCGATTTTGTAAACGACATAAAGGCAACAGCCGCCTTGCACGGTTCAATAGACGAAGCAACTGGGCGTCCACGTCCTATGACCCTTGACCAATGGAAGAACCACATCATGACTGAGCCGGGCTTTCAGTGGTCGTATTCACAGCAAGCCCGTGACCGAATGGGAATGATTCTTAGCACGCTTCACCGCGGTCTTTTTGGAGGAGAGTAATGGCAACACCTAAGAAAAAAGCAGCACCACAGCAAACGGTAACGGTAAATTCTGGTTCACAGTACGGACTGTCAACTGGGATAGCCGCACCGCTGCCCGTATCTCAAATATTACAAATCAACGGATTACCATCTAATTACGGCAACGTTGACTGGTCTAAGATTTTTATTGGTGGTCCCGATGGAACGGGTGCTACTAGTGGTAAAGTTATTTGGCAATCCATTGTTAACATTTCCAAAGTTAATCCAATGGTTGCCAAAATCATTACTTCAAAATTGGGTGTCTCAACTCAAAAGGCACCTACTGGCGCGGAGTCTGCAAACCTTTTAGCAAGTTTTCTTGCGGCAAATGGACAATGGAATGCTGTAACCAGCGTTGCTGAAGCAAGCACCAAGGCTGCTTTGGCATTTGATGCCGGACAAATGGCTGGAATTACAAGTGCGACCGCAAGTCAAGAGGCAAACGCCATTGACATGCTCAACACGACCATTGACAATTGGTTCCCTGGCAACAGTGCGAGCGACATGTCCGTAAAAAAATTCTTAGGCGATGTTGTTTCTAAGTTGGTAACCCTGAACGGTGACCACTTGGTAAATCACAACGCTTTGATGGACATCATCCGTGGCAACCGACCCAGCGGTTTGGGTGCCAAAGTTGATGCACAAATCAAGGCTGACTACAACCGGGCCTTCCCGGGACTTAGCCAGTACAACTCTGACGACACTCAAGTTCACATGTCGGAGGCTCAATACCAGACCTACACGGCCAACATCATGAACTCGGCTACCCAGTTCGGTGCCCCTATGCCAACGGCCAAACAAATTGGTGAGTTGCTTAATGGCCACGTTTCGGCTTCGGAATACCAGCAGCGAGTTGTGGATGTCTATGCCGCAATCCAGAACTCAGACCAGAACGTCAAGAACACTCTGGCTAGCCAATACGGCATTACCGAGCCCAAGTTGATGAACTACATTGTCACAGGAAATCTCCCCCAGATGCAACGCCAAGTGGCCGGGGCTGAAATCCAGGATTACGCCCAGCGCGTTGGCCTTACCGGGGTGGACCAGGCTGGCTACAATCAACTTGCAGACATGGCTAAATTGGCTTCCACGGCTGGCAACCAGACTTTGGGATACGGAGTAAGCCAAATCGAAAACGCCCTTCTATCGGCTACTAGAGACGTTCAGTTGACCAACGCCCTGCCGGGTAGCAACCGACCCACCATCAATACGACCCAGTTAATTGGTTCCCAGTTGGCTGGCTTTGGTGGCACGACCCAGGCAGCCGAGCAAGTCCAGGTGGGCCGAGCCGAGCAGGCCGCGGCTGCCCCATTCGTAAAGGGTGGAGGCTACGCCGAGACTGCCAAGGGTGTAACGGGCGCAGGCTCAGCAAGAACGTAACATTTGGCATTTCAATGCTAAAATTATTCTCAGGAATATGGCCCCACTTTGGCCAGTGGGTGTGCTATGTGACTGTATCCATTTTGGGAGTGCACGACTCGAAATGCGTAAAGAGTGCGTTTATCCGCCGAACCACCTCCGGGTGCGGTGCGTAATTAAGGAGCGACCAGCATGGCTTACGATGACGAACTAGACGAAGAGACTGAAACCTCAGCCCCTTTGGACCCAAACATCCGCAAGCAATTACGTGAGGCAGAGAAGATTCGCAAGGAAGCGGAACTACTCAGGGCCGAACTGACAAAGCAAAAAGCGGAAGTTGAGTTCACTAAGGCGGGGATTCCGGATACTGGAATCGGTGCTTTATTCCGTAAGGCTTACGATGGTGAGGCTAACGCCGAAGCCATTCGACAAGCCGCACAGGAGTATGGACTTGTTCCCGAGACGGCTCAGGCTCCCGCTGTTGACGTAACGTCTGACTACGAACTGGAAGCCTTACGACGCACTCAGGGTGCATCTGTTGGGACTACGGGTGTTATGCCCGCTGCCGAACAGGAATACTTGGCTGCGATTCAAAATGCCACCAGCGTGGAAGAAGTCATGAAGGTTGTTTCAGGAGATTTAGGCAAGGGCCTTGGCCTCACTGCCTTTAACCAATAACCTTTAACAGAAAGAGTCACAACTCATGGTTGACGCCTACACTGGCCAGTCAACGTTAGACTTCTCGAAGGCGGCATTCGACCGCTTGGCGTACTTCGCCCTCCGTCCGGAACTCTACTTTGACGCCGCCGCTGATGTTCAGCCGACTGCCCAGTCAATGCCTGGTGCCTCGGTTACCTTTACCATTGTTAACGACCTCCCGATTCAGGCTTCTGCTCTGACCGAGACTTCGGACGTTACAACCATTGCCCTCTCCGACTCACAGGTCACCTTGACCCTTGCTGAGTACGGTGCTGCGGCCCTCACCACTGCCAAGTTGCGTGGTACGTCGTTCGTTGACATCGACCCCGTCGTTGCCAACGTCATCGGTTACAACGCCGGTGCGTCGATTGACACGATTGCCCGTGCTGCTCTGGACAGCGGTACCAACGTAATGTACGCTTCAGGCCTTGGTGCCACCGCACTTCAGTCGTCAGTAACGACTCGTGCCGGTGTGACCGCAAGCAACACGATTTCGTCTTTGGACATTCGTACTGCTCGTGCCCGTCTGCGTGCTCAGAACGTTCCCACCTTTGGTGGTTACTACGTTGGATACGTACACCCCGACCTGGTCGCTGACCTTCAGGGTGAGACTGTTTCCGGTTCGAACCTCATGGGATGGCGTGCCCCGCACGTGTACGCCCAGCCAGGTGAAATCTGGAACGGCGAATTGGGTGCCTTCGAAGGCGTCCGCTGGATTGAAACTCCTCGTGCTTCTGTATTCCAGGGTGCTGGCGCTTCGTCCACCAACGTGTACGGCACGATGATTATCGGCCGTCAGGCTTTGGCCAAGGCGTACTCGACCATTGACGGAAACGGTGCATTCCCGCACGTTGTCCCAGGTCCAGTCACCGACCGTCTGCGCCGCTTCGTCCCACTGGGATGGTACTGGCTTGGTGCTTACAGCATCTTCCGTCAGGCTTCCGTCCTTCGCATCGAGTCTGCCTCGTTGCTCGGTGGTGACATCTCAACCACAGTCGGAACCGGTACGGCCTTTGAGCCCGCCATCGACTTGGGTGAGTCCGGCTCACCGTTGGCCTAACCAACTAAGTCTTAGGGGAATCAGATGTCATGGCCTCGTCACTGTAAGAACTGCGGAAGCATGGACGTACAAGCAGGGATTGATGAAATCTACTGTTTGCAATGCGGACGCCTTACGGACAAGAACGGGCATCTGGTTCCCCTTAAAGACCAATACACATCGGAGGAATTATGACCATCCCTACTGGCCTCGGCCTTGTACGTGGTCCGGAATCAGCAGACGCTCCTGGCACTCCCATTGGGAACCGTGTGAAGTTCGCTCGTGCGAATGACGCCAAGGCGGTCAAGGGGGAAACCTCAGACCCGTGCTACTGCGGATGCTGCGAAATGACTGACAGGATTTGGACCTAATGGAATCACGTGCTTCATTCCCTACTGTGTCTGCGGAGTTTCTCCGTGGCACTTCGGCTAACAGCATTGACACCGGTCACATCCCTACTCCCGTAACGTCTCAAGAAACTCACGGTCCTCAAAACCGTGGGATTGAAACGAACACGGCACGTGGAGTAAAGGAAGCGCCGGTTATTCATGGCATCACTCACATTGAGTACGGTGCCGCTTCAGACCAGCCCATTGTTGATAACTTCAAGACACACGGGAGTTACTAATGCCAGACCGCACTAGTGATGTCTATGGTGTAGATGCTCGTCGTGAAGACGTAGTGTTTGCTATGGATTTCCGACCAAGCACAGTTCTTGAGCAATCACAGATGCACGGTGACCGTGTCAACCTTCCAGTTGGTACGCCTACCGCACCCGCACCCGAATTCCAGTCAACTGGTGGTCGTGGTTCGAGTGACGCCGAGGCTGCTGTTCGTCTGAATTCCCAGGGTCGCAAGTAGTAGGAAGGCGGAGTCGTGACAGTGGCAACCTTTACGCCACCAACCGTTTACGATAACCCGCCTATCCTGCCCGACAAGCGTGGGCTAGAGCAACGGTTATTCCGTTACTTTCCCAACCGGGCACGATACGTGGCCGTATTCGCATTGTCGGATGGTTCATTTGTGCAAGACACTCCTACTCCGGAGAACGGCAACACCAATGTTCCATACCCATACAACCCTTTCAATCCAGACCAACCTTATTCAACGTCTTACTTCATTGACTTCACTCAGTCTCCACCGGAGCCTACGAGTGTTTCAGTGTCGCAAAACCCATACATCGAAAAGGTGTATCTCGTACCCCAGCAGGTCACGGCTGCCGAAGCGACAGCCTTGGCCAATGCTGGGTACGCAGATTTAATAACTTACAACTAATGGCTAGACACATACCTTCCGA